ACATTATATGGGACGGTGTATATATCTCCTGCAGACGTAGCAAATGCTGCTGGTCCGACAAGTCTTTTCTGTGTTAAGGGCATTACATAACCTCCATTATAAATTTCATCATATTGTCTCTCACATTGTTTACAGTTGCTACACTCACGGAACTCACCGACAATGTTGTGCCGTCAAATGTAAGGTTTGCGCTACCAGCAGCATCGTTAGAACCGTCTTTATATACGACCTGATTTGCAGAACCAGCAACTGGGCCCGTTGCTCCTTGTGTTCCTTGCGGACCTGTAGCGCCTTGAGAACCTGTGGCGCCTTGTGGTCCAGTGCTTCCCTGTGGGCCAATATCTCCTTGTGGGCCAGTAGAACCTTGGGGACCTGTAGCTCCCTGTGGTCCTGTCGAACCCTGGGATCCTGTTTCACCCTGAGGACCAATGGAGCCTTGTGGTCCTTGCGGTCCAGTAGAACCTTGAGGACCTGTGTTTCCTTGGGAGCCAGCAGCGCCTTGTGAGCCAGTAGCGCCTTGAGAGCCTATATCCCCTTGTGGTCCTTGTGGTCCGGTTGCACCTTGGGCACCTGTAGCACCTTGTGGCCCAACATCTCCTTGTGCGCCAGTTGCACCTTGGGGACCTGTGGCTCCTTGAGGACCAGTGGCTCCTTGAGGACCAACAGATCCCTGAGGGCCCTGAGGTCCAGTGTCACCCTGAGGTCCTATTGGACCTTGAGCGCCTGTTGATCCTTGTGGTCCAGTATCTCCTTGGGCACCTGTGGCTCCCTGAGCTCCAGTGGCTCCCTGAGCTCCAGTTGCTCCCTGCGAACCAGTTGCACCCTGCGAACCAGTTGCACCTTGTGCGCCTGTATTGCCAGTATCACCTTTGTCGCCAGTACGAACAAATGTAATAATTACATCTTGACCATTTGCCCATGTTGGAGAAGAGCCAGTCAGATAAGTAACTGGAACTTTATAATATGAGGATACATAAGTGTTTGCTCCACTTATTGCGTAATAAGCAAAGACCGCTGAATTCCCAAATTCTTCTACCCTAAAGTGTCCCTTAATTGAGGAAGTTGAATCATCAATTGTTTCAAGATATGCAGATACATCTACAGAGTTACTGTCAACTGGGTCTATATATAGGAAAGTTGCAGTCGCAAAAGTATTGTCAAACTTTAAGTTTGCTGTACCGGGATCACTGTCTGCTGTACTTGTTAAATAATTATATGAAAAAGTTGCTCCACCAAAAGAGCCCGTTGCTCCCTGTGCCCCAGTTGCTCCCTGAGATCCTGTGGCCCCTTGAACTCCCTGTGGGCCAACAGATCCCTGAGCTCCCACATCTCCCTGTGGCCCAGTTGCACCTTGGGGACCAGTTGCGCCTTGTGGGCCAGTGGCGCCTTGAGGGCCAGTAGCGCCTTGTGCGCCTTGCGAGCCAACTGCTCCCTGAGGTCCGACGTCACCCTGTGGACCAACTGAACCCTGAGGTCCCGTATCCCCTTGGGCGCCTGTTAAACCCTGAGGTCCTGTTGCGCCTTGTGATCCTGTTGCACCTTGTGATCCTGTTGCTCCTTGAGCTCCTGTCGCTCCCTGAGCACCGGTTGCACCTTGAGAACCGACGTCCCCCTGTGGGCCTTGCGGACCCGTTGATCCTTGTGCTCCAGTTGCACCTTGAGAACCTGTAGCTCCTTGCGGACCAACGTCACCCTGTGGGCCATCTCCACCAACTGGTCCTTCGCTACCTTGAGCTCCAGTAGCACCCTGGGGTCCCGTTGCACCTTCAGGGCCAGCTGAACCCTGTGGTCCTTGAGATCCAGTAGCCCCTGTTGCCCCTTGGGGACCAGTGGAACCTTGTGGGCCTATGTCTCCTTGAGCGCCAGTGGAACCTGTTGCCCCCTGAGGGCCGGTAGCGCCTTGTGCTCCTGCGTCCCCTTGTGGTCCACTCGCACCTTGTGCTCCCTGTGCTCCCTGTGTGCCAACGTCTCCTTGAGGCCCCTGTGGTCCGGTTGCACCTTGGGCACCGGTAGCGCCTTGGGATCCGACATCTCCTTGGGGGCCAGTTGCACCCTGGGCTCCTGTGGCTCCCTGGGCTCCTGTGGCTCCCTGGGCTCCTGTGGCTCCCTGGGCTCCAACGGATCCCTGCGGACCTTGAGGGCCAGTATCGCCTTGTGGTCCCACTGACCCCTGAGGGCCTGTTGATCCTTGGGCTCCTGTTGCGCCTTGAGAACCTTGGGGGCCAGTAGCTCCTTGAGGACCTGTTTCACCTTGTGCTCCAGTTGAACCTTGGGGCCCAATATCACCCTGAGGGCCTTGGGGGCCAATTGGGCTTGTGGAATCAAGAGAGCCATCACCCTTTACAAATTGAGTAGAAGTTCCACCTTGAGTTACAAACTTATCTGCGTTGATGTACTGGAAGTAGTTAATAGAATTGGTCGTGCCGCCAGTGCCTGATGAAGCAGCCAAGGTCGAGGAAGGTTTGTCGTAAACACAGTTGAGAATTGAATAAAAACCGTTTAGCTCAACTGGAGCAACGCTGCTTAGATTTGATGTTAAAAACTGACAGTTGGATAAAGTTACAACGCTTGATGAAGAAGATGTAACGGCGTTAGTCACAGCAGCAGCAACAATCGAATCAATAAGAGATAAAGTTCCAGCAGTTAACACTGGGGCAACAGTCACTGCACTCTTAACAATTACATTCGCACTAGCGTTATTGACTGTTATAAAGTTGGGGTTACCTCCAAAGATTAAAACCAAACCAGCGCCAGTGATACTTGTAGTACCAAAATCACACACACGAGCAACCGTATAATCGGCGTTACTGCTCTTTGTGAAAGTGCCAGAAACCTCACAGTTAAGTATGTTTACATTTCCCTGAGCAGCGGGCGTGCTGACCGTCAGGTTTGTCATTTTTATGCCCGAGATGGTGCAGCCAGTGTTTGTGCTTACCGTCCCTGAAATAACTATGTTCCCACCAATAAGACCAGGGCCAGTTATGGTTGTGTACTGAGTAGTTATTGATGGGCTTTCCGTGTATGTCCCTGGGTGAACAATAACTGTTTTACGCTGTGAGGTCACTAAAGTAAGTGCTTTAGTAATAGAAGCAACGGGGGTTAGTAAATCACCATTACCAGTAGTATCATCTCCATCTACTTGGCTAACATGGATTTCATAGTCGTAGCCAGTAAAAGTGATTCCAGAAGCACCAGTAGCACCTTGGCTGCCCGTGGCTCCTTGAGAACCCGTAGCTCCCTGGGAGCCTGTGGCTCCTTGAGGGCCTTGTGGACCTTGTGCGCCAGCAAGAAGACTGGTACCAACACCATCGCCTCCAGTAGTTATGTCAAGATAAAAACCTCTTGCATTTCCGCCTTGCTCAAAAAAGCGAAGTCTGTTTTGCCAAACGTCAATAGTGACCCCACCAGTAAGGGTGGTGTTGGTAACTGCTTTCTTTAGGAAAATTTCACCACCCTCATCACCAGATGAGTTATTGGAGATGAGGTTGCCTCCAGCAGCTATATTGCCAGAAACTGAGACGGCGGATGGTAAGCTTACAACAAAAGAGCCAGAGGTTTCAGTTACAGTAATTTGATCTGTAGTGCCAGTAATTCCAGTAATTAATTTAGCGCCAACAATAGTATTAGATGCGTTCTTATAGAATAACTTGCCATCTGCATAGTTTAATGCCAGTTCCCCATGAGTCATAGAAGCAGGTACAGACGTAGTTGTACCTGAATTCTTAACTAAAATAGTATTAGCCATGTAAAGACCTCTATAGGAATATAAAATAAGCGCTTATGTTAATAGTAACATTTTTTATTCTGTTGTGCCAGAACAAGATTCCAAATCTTCAAAACGTTTAGTAATCAAATCATCGTATTTAGCTGCGATTTCTGCAACGTTGTGTTGAATCAAGGCGTTGCGTGTACGCTGTGCAGTGGAAGGACCAATGTGTTGCTTGTAAATCATCTTGGGAATATAATTAAATTTAGTAATTAAAAAAGTTCTAACAACTAGATCAAAATCATCTGCTACAGTAAAACGAGGATCATGTCCATTCAACTGCCTATAGACATCTGCTCGCCATGCACGAACGTGATTAGGCGCTGAAACGATATGTCTAATAGTAGTAGGATTAATCTCTGGAGCACCCATTGTCCACACTTGATGTTCTTCATCCCAATAGTCGGAACCATAGCCAAAAGCCCAACCATCAGGGTATCTTCCTGATTGGCCATCTGGTAAAATTTCACACCAATCAGAATAAACAAAACCAACTTCAGGATCAGTAAATGCGTCAGCAGTTAACTGTAGTGCGTCGGGCATTAATTCATCATCGTGATCTAACTCTACTAGAATGTCACCCTCGGCTGCCATCATGCACTGACGTTTAACTCTGCCAATGCTTCCAGAATGAACATGTGATTTATGCGCCATCAATCTAAATCTTTCATCAGACGCTAAACCATAAATTTGATTCCATGTATTATTATTAGTAGAATCGTCCCAAACAACCCATTCCCAATCAGTATAAGTTTGAGATTTAAGACTTGCCCAAGTTCTAGCTAGAATACTTGGATCAGTATTATAAGTTGGTGTACAAATAGAAATCATTTAAGCCTCAGTATCAATAAAATATATGTATATATTATCACATTAACTTGCAATGTGCCAATAATCCTTGCTCTTATTTAAGGACTTTAGTCTTACTATTCTATCGAGGATGGGAGTCTTTATCATGCGGAATTTTATTGGTAACTTATTTAGGTTTTCTACTATATCACTAGCTATTGTTGGCTTTTTTGCGCCGCTATCAAGTGCGCACGCAAGCAACTTATTAGTCAACGGGGATTTTAATGGATCCTCTGGATGGACTGTGTCCCAAAATGGAGGCTCTGGAGTTTTATTCAATGGCGCTTTGCAATTTTCCTATCAGACCGGCGAAGTATTCCAAGCTATCACTGTTACACCAGGGGATACTGTAACTCTTTCATTTGCTGTTGACAATAGCCTGACAAATAGCGTAGGCCAAGGTGTTGTATCGGACACCTGGACAGCAACGATATCCTCGGATTCGCCTTCTCCCGCCTCAGCCACAGTCACTAGATCTGTTGCTCATGATCTTGAAAACTTCAGCCTGTCCATTACCATTCCGCAAGGTGCAACGACCGCTACAATAACCTTTAGTGGTATGGACAAAGGTTTTTGGAGTGGGCACTACGGTCCAAGTATTGATAATGTCTCCATAGGAGTGACCCCAGCGGCTTTCGTCCCGACAGGGTATCCAGCAGACCAGCAGTGGGAAGCAGTGACTTACGGTGATGGAAAATTTGTTGCCGTTGCTTCGTCCGGAGATGGCAACCGTGTCATGACTTCAACAAATGGCAATTATTGGACCTCAAGAACGTCTGCTTCTGATAGTAACTGGCAGGGGATCACCTACGCCGACAATCAGTTTGTTGCGGTTGGTTCAAATGCTGTAATGACCTCGCCTGATGGAGTTACTTGGACATCAAGAACTGCGCCAGTTGGCGAGTGGCAAGCAATCACGAACTGTGGCGGTCTTTTTGTTGCTACCGCAACTTGGGGTAGCAGTTATGTAATGTCTTCCACAGATGGTGTTGAATGGACATTACGCACTCCATCTTATGGATGGTCACATGACGCTGTTGCCTGTAGTGCAACAATTCCACGGTTTGTATCTGTGTCTCAGTTTGGTAGAGCATGGTCTTCCGCCAATGGAACTACTGGCTGGTCTACTCAAAACCCTGGTGCAATTGTGGATATCCGAACAGTTGCGTTTGGTAATGGTCGTTTCTCGTGGCTTGAGTACAGCACAAACTCGGGAAATAGATACGGCGGTTACTCCATAAATGGATTGAACTGGTCTGCTGGACTTGTTCCATCTAACCAGTGGAAATACATCACCTACGGCGAAGATAAATTTATTGCGGTAGCGGAAGGTGGATTAAATTCCCGCTCCGCTTATTCAACCGATGGTGCGAACTGGACGCTAGGTTCTGGAGTTCCAAATAACTCGTGGCAAGGGGTTGCTTATGGGGCTGGAAAGTATGTTGCTGTAGCAAACTCTGGAACAGACAACAGAGTTATGACTTCTGCGGATGGTCAATCATGGGAGAGTCTGTCTGTCACTCCTCCTCCGTACTTCAATGCCGTCACAAACCTGACGGCTGTTGCCAACGCAGATGGAAGCGTGAACCTTGACTGGGATGCGCCAACATCAAGCAATGTTGACATCTACGCTTATGCAGTTAGTTTTTACGACCTTGACGAAATTGGTGGAACCACCTCAGGCGGTTGGGGTTTATCGACTAATCAAGGAACTACTTATTTGTTAAGCACTGGGATGTTCTCTGGTAGCAATCCTCTCACGACTGGATACGGACCAGTTCGCTTTGGCATTAAAGCAGGAAATCAGAGCTGCTTTTCCAGCGCAGGCGTAGGTCCATGCGTGTATGGACCCGAAGTCACTGTTGATGCAACTGTTCTTGATCCAACCCCCGCCACAACAACTACCACCGAGCCCGAACCAGAAACAACTACCACAACTGAGCCCGAGCTAGAAACAACAACTACCACCGAGCCGGAACCAGAAACAACAACTACCACCGAGCCAGAGCCAGAAACAACTACTACAACTGAGCCGGAACCAGAAATAACTACTACAACTGAGCCAGAAACAATTCCTCCTGTAGTTATTCCTCCAGATACAGATCCCCCTACAGTTGATCCGGAACCAGAAACTACAGTTCCCGAACCAGAAACAACTATTCCTGAACCAGAAGTTATAGAGCCGGAGCCTGAGACTACTGTTCCGGAAGAAATATCTGATCAAGTAGATGAGATTTTATCTGGAGATTTAACTGAAGAAGAATTCGCTAATGCTGTAGATGAAATTTTAACTTCAGCTGATAACGAAGAAGAGTTAGTTGCTGCAGCTACAGAATTATTATCTGGTGATTTATCAGAAGAACAATTCACAGAGGTTATTGATCAAGTGTTTGCGGAAGAATTAAGTGATGAGGCGTTTGCTGAAGTGCTTGATACCGTGTTCGAAGAACCACTGAGTGACGAAGAGTTTACTGCAGTCATTGATGCCGTCTTAGATCAGCCATTGAGTGACGAACAATTCGAAAATCTAGTTGACGTGTTGAGTAGTGAAACAGTTACTGATGAGCAAGTACAGGAAGCTGTCGATGCAATTATAGAAAATGGAATAACGGAAGATCAGGCAACTGAGATTGCTACAAGTGCAGAGGTACTATCATCTATCGATGGAGAACAAGCAGCAGAAATCTTTGCTGAGATCCCTATTGATGACATAACAGAAGAGCAAGCGTTGGAAATTATTACTGCGGTACAAGACGCTCCAACAGAAGTCCGTTCTTCATTCGAAGAAGAAATAAACATATTTGGCTCAGGAAGTTTAAATACTTATGTGCCGTTAGGTTCCAGCATAAATGTGGGACAAAGAAGAGCGGTCATAGCTGCTGGTGCAGTTATAGCTGTTGCTCCAGTAGCTGGGGCTTCAAGAAGAAGATAACAACAGGGAGATATAATAATGAAAAAATTTATAACTAAACTAATAGCTGCACTTTACGACCAGGCTTGGACAATTGCCGGAACAATACTTGTTCTTATTACTTTGTCTGGAGACATACAGACATGGGGTATAAAAATCAGTGTTATTACCTTAATGATAGTTCTGTTTGGCGCTGTAATTAAAAAAGAAATGGATGATTCTGATTGATTATTTAATCAAATCTTCTGGAATAATCCACAGCTTGCATACAGCGTTAGGCTCAATCTTACCAGCTACTATTTCGCATCCCTGACCACCCATAAAAAATACGCAGTTAGAACAAATCATCCCCTGCTTAATGAAGGGGTTAACTTTTGCGGGAGCATAATGTGCACCGTTTGCCTTTGATGTCTGATCAAACTTTCCAAACATTTCAACCAATTGTTCGTATTGGTCGTACATTAATTTTTGACGAGGATTTAATTTTTCTTCAGGATCATCTGGATCTTCTTCATCTTCAGGTTCCTCCTCGGGCATTTCATCTTCTGGCATATCTTCATCATCGCCATTAGAATATTCTGATAGCCAATAATTACTCATCTCTTGAGCCACCTTTTACTATGCCATCAGGAATCGCAGCTAGTCTGCAGTAACCATTGTCTTCTACTGTCTGAGCTACAATCTTGCAAACACCATTACCTTCGTAAAGGGCGCAATTACCACACTTGACACCTATAGTTAGGTTATCGTTTTCCGTACCTGGAACATATCCAACCCATATTCCATTACCATCACCATTAGCGAGCTTACCGTATTTTGATACGATACCTATCATGGCCTGAACATATTCTTCCTCAGCTGCAGGAAGTTTATTTTCCATTTTTTCTAAAAATTCAGCTAACCAATAAATTGCCATTATTAACCTATACACTTTCTTGAGCAGAATCTTTCATTATTATGTTCGTAAATCATACCACGTATGAACTGTCTACTACAGGTCGGACAGGTAAAAGACTTGCCTTTTAATCCTACATACAGAATAGCTTTACCTGCTGGCTCTGCTTTTAATGTAGCTACAGGTGAATTTGAAACATTTTTCTTTGCGGGCTTTTTACCGGCCATTTTGACTCCTTAGGTATTCAAGACATCTAGGAGTATAGTAATCACTTTTTCCTATTTATAGTTATTTTGTATGTAAACAGGATAAGTTTCATCTATCTCATAATACTTTAGGGGAAATCTATCAAATGGATCTATTCCCTTTTCAATCCTATGCTTAATAGTTTCTAAAGACTTGTATTCATTTTCATTATATTCTGTATGCGCAAATGATTCTATCTTATATATAATATTATTAATATCTGAAAAATAAGAAAAGTGCCAACCAGCGTTGGGTATTCTTGGCAAAAGTGCTTCTCTCATTTTTTGTGGACTATTTTTTTTTAACTCCGAGTATTTCAACGCAACTGGTCTAGCAGTTTGGTTGCAGTGATCTGGAACCTGCCAATTAAAATTCCAAAAATATTGCCTATTATCTAAAGCTACAGGTTTTTTTATATTTTTTAATTCCTGTATAACAGATGATTTAATAATTTCATCCACATCAGATATTAAAATTATGTCATTCTTTTTAGCAAAAGATAAACCATCCATGATGGCGTTTCGTTGAAAGTATTCTCTCTCCCAAGAAGTCATTTCATCTTTTGGAAAATCAACCTTTATTTTAATTATTTTATCCAAAAATGGATTTATCCATTCACCTATATCTTCTAAATAGAAGGGCTTGCTATTGCCAGTAAAGGTTTTAGATGCCTCTACAATTACGAATGAATCAACACAAGAGTATAATTCGTGCAAGCGGATCTTTAGCATTTGTTCTTCATTAAAATACGTAAAGCAATCAAATATTTTCATACACTAATACATTCTCATTTTTAAACATTGAATATCTTTTAATTTCAGTTTCCACTTGTGCGTTAATAGTTAGATATTTTCCAAGATCATTTGCCCAAACACCTGGATTTACCACCATTGCAAAACCGCCAGGTTTTAAAAAGCTTTTGATCTGACGGGCTACCATATCTGTGTCGTCGTTGAAAAGTTCTGGATCATAATTAAATGAAATAAATAAATCACAAATTGATTGACCAAAATATATACCGTTTATACCGGCTTCCCAGTACTTACACTCGTCGTTAGAGAGATATTTTCCTCTTTCAGTATGCATCATAAAAGCGCCAATACCATGCTTAGGCGTGTGTAAAACATCTAACAATTCTTTACTACGGCCATAAAGAGTCGTAAATGTTGTTTGTGGAAACACATCTCTAATTATATGTGCTACGTAGTCCCAATCCATGATATGTATTATAACACAGGCTTACGGGCGTCGACTTTAAGCCAGCCCCATTCATCTCCACGCTTAACATCTAATATTTCAAAACCCATTTTTTCAAAGTCGTCTTGCAACATTCTATGCGTTAAGCCCACAAAGTGAAAGTCAAAAGGATTAAGTTGTTCCGCAAAAAAGATTTGCTGCATTCTTCTGTCTCCATCGAGGGAGTCCATAGAGATTAATTGATTACAGGCTAGGATAAAGTCTGGGACTTCTATTCTGATCATGCCACCTGGCTTAACAATTCTACACCACTCAGCTAATACTGATTGATATTCTTTCCAAGGAAAATGTTCTAGACATTCAGAGTTATAAACTATGTCAGCGTAATTATCTGGAAGATTGATTTTTCGTGCATCGCAAACTACGTCTACTGGGACAAAAGTTTTATTTACATGATCATATAATGGTGTTGGGTCTATATCTATGTGCATCCAGTCTGAACCTAGGTATGTTCTAGTACCAATTACAACTTTTATGCCATTACCTTGTGGTATTGTTTCTAATCTCATTTAAATTATTCTTCCTCGATAAAGATTTTGCCAACGTGGGACCTTGATAATATCTACTTCGCGCCCCAAAGCTGCTATATAAATTGTTTCTGGACTCTCATTTAACCCTTTAAGCTCAGGTTGCAACTGATACCATTCCTCCATGTAATGGGAAGTCCAATCTTCGAACCTAGTTACGTTAGGGCTATGGTAGGTTACATGCGGGCCTACAAAATATTTATTCCATTTATTCACCCAGTTAACTACGCCTGCATTAATTCTTTCCTGTGCATCAGGATTTCTAGTGCTTGTGGCATCGTGAGAGACTACTACTGATGGATCAGCTACTATCTTCCAGCCACCTAATCTTATTCTAGTCTGGAAATCAACTTCTTCTTGATGCCCGATCTCTGTATCAAATCCACCGATTTCTTTGTATCGTTGACGATTTAAAATCCAACAAAATCCAACACCCCATAATATTTCCATATATCTTGTACGCTGTATAGGGTAAGCTCCACCATTAGGAAAAGCCATAGCGACTTCATGATTAGATTCTAGATAACTAGCCAATTTCTCATCCCAACCACGAGTAATAGCATACGCATCGTTGTCAAGATAGCCGACATTGTTAGTCTCTGCCCACTCCAGTATTTGATTGACTGCTCCGACATATCCAGTATTGTGATCTAAAAATCTTGGAATGATTCTTGAATCTTCATTAGCGTGTCTTTCAATAACTTCTCTGACACCTGGGTCAGTCGATGCGTTATCGACAACTAGAAAGCGCCAATCGGAAGTAGAGTTCTCTCTCATGTTAATAAGCATCATATTTAACTTCTGAGGATTATTATAACTAGCAGTGCCCATATCTATTCTCATGGCTTCACCCACCACTGTCCATTTTCATGACGGACAAATCCTATTTTTACTAACATTGGATCCCATTCCCATTCATATTTATTATTAATAGCTAAGTGCATCGGGATAGAATTTCCATGCTCAGCGTCGCCTATTCCGAATGCGTTATTAGGAATGAACACACCGTTTTTCTTTAGGCAATTAAAAATAGCTAAAGCCCATTCATCTACGTTTACGACATGCTCGAGAAAATCTAGGGCGACAACACCGTCAAACTTATTGCTACCAATTGTTGGCGCAAAGCTATCAGTGAATAAAGTTTTGATATCTAGATCAGGGCGCTTGCTAAATCGGTACTGTGCGAAGTTAGCTGTTTTACTATTTTCCAAATCATGGTATGTTGTCTTAATGCCCTGCTCGGCCATTCGCAAACTAAGAGTTCCAATTCCATCACCAATGCTTAAAACATTCTTTTTTCCAGAATGAAATAAACCTAAGGAAATTCCCTCACACATACCCTTGTAATTAAAACCCTCATCTAAATGATAGGCGGATAGTTCCCATATATAAGAGTCAGTAGTTCTATACCAATTCAATAAAGAATTAGGATCATCTACATTAGTGCTGTTATCAATGAAATCTTTAGCCACTTCATGATGATTTGCATGAAATCCAAGACTCAATCTATCTTTTGCATCCTTTAAACTTATTCCTAAAAATCCTGAAATAAGTTCTGCCTGGTTATCTATATTCATTTTTTCACTTTCTCCCATAATAAATATGAGGACATTAATCCTTCTTCGTAGGAATCTATATACAATGACTTGCACCAAGTTGTATCTTTGGGTCTTGGAGCAATACCTTTAAAGTGCTCGTGAGATACACCCTTAATTATAGGGTTAATGCATCCGTGTACATTATACTTTAAATCTCGTGCTATAGCAAATCTGCTACACTTTATCGGAATCCCTAAATGAACTATTTTTTCTTTAGCGTTTTTAAAACCTAAAGCTCTATTCCAAAGAATCTTCGCGGCATCTTGTGCGAACAGTGGAGAGAAGAATCGATCATCAACTTGGAGCTGCACTTCATCTTCTATCATTGACTCTAAGGGATTCTTGCGACCAATATCTTGAAAAGGTCTTACTCCAATTACGAAAGTTAATCTACATATTTCTGTATTTTGATGAGCTAAAACTATATGTTCAGCAGTTAGTTTTTGTTTTCCATAATGAGTTAGAGGGTGCGCTATATCAGTAGTATTGTAGCATGAGTTATCTCCGCTAAAAATACCTTGAGTACTTCCTTGTATTAAGTACTTATTATTCTTTGTCACCCAAGTGCATAGTGTTTTAACCAAGTCAACATTTACGCTTACATATTTTTGTGGATCTGATTCAACAACATCAACTCTATTTTCTCCAGCTAAATTAATAATTACGTCTGGATTTATAATATCTAAATCTTTTCGAACATCTTGATGATCAACATCTATTCCATACCATCCTGGGCTAGAAGTCTTTCTTGAATAGACTGCCTCAACATCTTCTGGCTGATTTATTTTCATATGTTGACCGACAATACCACCGGAACCTAATATAAGAACTTTCATACTTCCTTCTTTGTAGTAATATTTAGCGGAGAGGGTGGGATTTGAACCCACGGATATCTTTTCAGACATCGACATCTTAGCAGGATGTTCCATTCAACCGAACTCTGGCACCTCTCCAGATATCTAGGAAACAATTCCTGGGCGCTCTACATCTTCCATTAATCTAGTTCGACTCCACGCACCACAAGAATTACAATACCATTGCTGATATGTTCCTATCTGGGTATAGCGAAGACCTCTGCGCTGAAGATCTTCGGACGCACATGTAGGACAGCTACATTCACCTGAATAAACATTCAAATTAGGATGGTTTGTCATCCATGGTCTTAACTTCATATAGACTTTACGTAATAGATCAACATCTTGCTTTGCATACTTTGTCATTAACTTCCAGGACTTTATATCCCCACGCATGCAGCCAGCCCATGTTTCAAAGCCGCCAGTATCAACTTTTCTACCTAACCCTAAATGTTGGCCAAGATGGTCTAGTTTATTGCTATTAAACATAAAATATCTTCTTGCGATCTTTAATGTATCAATTTGTTTTACTGGAGATGTAGGCCCTAAATTATGGTATACAAACCTAGCATTAGCTTTTCGCATATCAAATCTATCACCATTATGAGCGATAACAATATCGGCTTCATTTATTAGGTCCCATAGCTTTTTTGTAACAAAAAAATCATTCTCTGGATTTTTTTCGTATGCGTCGGGGAAATCAATTAGGGAGCATACTTGTGTTTTGCCCTCCCCTTCCCATCTATATGAGACACAAAGTAGGTACCACTCTCTGTCGTGCTCGATAACATTCTGTTCGAAATGCCCCCATACATAACTTAAGTTTGGGGCTGTTTCTATATCGTAATAAAGTATCTTTGCCATAATAGCACCGTCTTTTCATTTGAGTAGTATCTCTTGAAAACTACATATAGCTATACATTATAACACAAATGGTGACGCAATGCTCATAATGTCACACTACGCCACCATTATATAAGTAATTAATTGTTTAATATTTTTAATATTAAAAAAAATAATTTCTGAAGCTGATCTTCCGTTGTGGATAATATAATCTCTTGATTATCGCCCAATATTATCTTGATAATATGGCCTTTTATCAATGAGCCATCTGTTGTTATCATGGAAGTTTGATTTGTTATTTCTATATTTTTCATAGCTGGCATAAAGCCAGAAAAAACTTGATCCATTATTTTTTCTTTTTCTTTTTAAACGTCGCAACGTTTTTTGGAGCTTGACCTTTTATGTCCTTCGAAGGAGTTCCTTGTGATCTTTTTCGTTGTACAGCGCTTTTTCTTTGAGAAGAAGACATAGAGTTAGCTTTTGCAACCGGTACACATTTTGCATAGCCGCCGCCCTTTCCGGATGTTCCACAAGGTTGCCATTTACCATTTTTTTTTGGTGCACCAATGTTAACCCATTTCTGATTAAACCATTTAGTTAAACCAACACCTTTTGGTCCAGCCATAGTATATCACTTCTTTTTGCGAGGCGCTGAAGTAGTTTTCCAAGTCCCGCCCATTGATTTATATTTCTTTGCAGCCCAAGCATTTGCGTATGCTGAAGGATAGACGTCAAATTTAGACTTAGCTTGTGACTTGGCCTGGCTCCACAGCTTTGGATTCTTTGGAACGTTTCTTTTTGTGGCCATCAGTCTTGATCCTGATCGTATACCTGGTAAGAACTTCCTCCACTTGGTTTATCTTTATCCTTTAGTCCATTTGCTGCAAGTACTCCAGACAGACATCCGGAAAGAAATAGTACAATTGGCACTAATAAGGAATCAATAAACGCTTTATCATTGGGGCTTTGTTGATCAATTGGCTGTGTAACGAATACAAGCGCATACATTACGCCAATAACTATGACGGCAAAAGTAAATGCTAGGGTTGCTCCTACAAAGAAAACCATGCGAGCTTTTATTTCACTGTTTGTATATCTTTTCTTTTCATTCATTGAGGTACACTCCCGTATATATCTTCTGGACATGTTCCAGAGGCATTGCAAATCGGTGGTTTACAATCCGCACTCTCCCAATTAGCTGGATCTTGACATGGGTATCTATATGAATCTGTACATCCACTTAATAGCCCCATGCAAAACGCACCTAAAATAGCTACTAATGTTAAAATTACTTTACGCATCAGCCAAACATTTTCTTCCAAGTGACGGGACCCACAGAACCGTCGGCAGTTAAACCATTAGCAGTCTGCCATGCCTTAAGCGAGGCAACAGACTTAGGTCCGAAATCGCCATCAGCTTTCGCACCGATGAGTGCCTGAACGAGCATAGCGGGTGCGCCTTTTGAACCAAGTCCAACTGGAGTACCCGGATAAGTAAATACCATTGGGCCAGCCTCTACTGCGCCACCAGAGGGCTTTAAGGCTTCAACTGGCGCTTGCACAGAACCATCAGGCGAAGCGTCACCTAGTGCATACTGCCAGTGCCAAGCTTCAAATTCTTTAGAGGCTGCGTTATTACCTTGGAGATAAAAACCATATTTAGGTGCGTTAGCACACATCCACTCAAAGCATTTTCCGCCCATTGAGGTAAGTTTACCATTGACATCATAGCCAAGGTCAATAGCAAGACCCCATCCATGATTGGAGCCTTTAAGGCCAGTCGGGTCTGGGGCAGCTGAAGGAGCTTTACCTTTCTTTAACCACCAGGTCTTACCCTCATACTGACGAGTAACACCAGTGCCAGTGTCAGTTGTTACATAGCGATCCATAAACATTGACAACTGACCTTGAAATGAGCGGTAGTCGCCAACATTCTTTAGCTTGAAGCCAGCAGCTAGTGCAGCGTCGTACATTTTATT